TATTTCAGCAAGCCAAAATATAATTAGTTTTTATCATTTTCCTTTAGAGGCTAAAGTATCATTGTATGAATTAAAATATCTTTTTTAAGAAAAAATTTTTTTATTTTAAAAATTGCATTCAAACTTATCAATCAAAGGATTCGCCTTAGCAATATCATGCGGTGTATAAGTATCAGTAATTAAAATTGATGAATGTCGTGCCTGATCGCGAACGCTTAAAATGTCAGTGTTTGCCCGCAGCATCATAGTCACTCCTGTATCTTTCAAAGAATAAAACTTATATTTATCCGGGAGTTTTAAAGGTTTTCTTACATAGTGATGCCAGAAATCCCTGAATTGTTTTTCGTTTTGATATTCCTGTCCAGGTTTTAATTTTTTAGAGAATAGATAATAATTACCCGGATTATCAAATACTTTTAAGTCAATCATTAAGTGAATAATTTTAACCGGCAATGTGATCGGAGCGCTTCTTCGATTTTTACTTTGATCACTTTTGATAACTATCGTTCTATTCTTCAAATTAATATCACTGATTAATAATCTACTCATTTCTTTAGGACGAATGAAACAATAAAATAATATATAAGATGCAAGAAGAAAATTTTTGTTTATATCTTCTATCTTCTTACGCGCTTTTATAAGAACATCTTCCGGAATATATTCTCTTTCTTTTTTCTTAGTCCATTTACTAAAAGTTTCAATTCCTTCAGTAGGTTTTTCTTTCAAATAGCCGTTTTGAGTTAAGAAGTCTGAAAATGATTTAAACCATCCCAAATAGTTATCTCTTGTTTGAGCGGAATTATTTCTATCGATATAAATATACTCAAGGAAATCAATAATATATTGTTTATTAAATTGATAGATATAAATAATAGGAAGTTTTAATTCCTCATTATATTTTTTTAGATTTCTAAGATAAGACATATATGATGTGTATGTATCTGAGCGATATAAACCATCTTGAGCCTTTTTTGTCACTAATTTACTGTAATGATTACATACATCAATAAAAGTTGAATAACTCAAACTGTTCTCAGTAGCTATCCAAGGATTCCATCCTTTTCTAAGTTTTTCGAGTAAACGGATAATTAAATCATTCGCATACTTACGCCGTTCGACTTTATTAGGTATATGATTCAACTTTATTTTTTTTCTTCTTTGTCCCTGTAAAATAGGATCATACGAGTACCAACCAACATACCATTCTTTTCCAACATACAAGCGCGGAGGAGTATAAGCCACTATTTGCGCAAGCTCCTGATTTTTCTGAAATTTTTGCATTTTTTTTCTTTCCCTAAACTTTTTGAGGTCTAAGGCAAGAAAATGTTATTAGAATATAACCTGTCCCGTTTCCGTCCCGGCAACAAGGAACAAATACGGGCTAATCTGCTGATATACAATAAATTAACCCCTCTTTCGTCGAGATAGGGCGATTCCCTACCCCCATTTTTCTTGCACTTAAATCTCTGATTTTCAACATAATATATTTTCTAAAACACTCATTTTTAGCCTCTTTTGTCCCGTTCCCGTCCCGGTGAGGTCGAGATTGGATTTTTTCATACCCCCGACAAAATCGAGGGTTAACTCATTAGTATTCATTTACTTAATTTTTAAAAAGATTGATTTTTTGTTTGAAAATTACGGTTCAATTGAATAAGGAATAATAAAAAATTATTAATTTTCTTCGGAATAATATGGATTTTTATGCTATCCATGGTCCAATATTTCCTTCTTTTGGCGGCTTTTTTGATTCACGCAAATAATCATCAATTTTTCTTTCAGAATCTTTTAAGAAACCGATAATTTGAGACAGCAACTCTTCGTTTAATTCATTAACATTTTTATATTGCTCCATTTGCAATATAATTGAAACTTCTGTTTTATGTTCTTCTAAATATTTAATATCCATGATTTTATTTTTTTCTCTTTATGATTTCAATATACTCATTCAAATTTTTTATTGTCTTATCTTTCTCTGTACAATCTCTACATGTTTCTGATTTTAATATATATTCATCCGGATAAGTGACGATATCAACTATTGGAACATTTAATTTATTGGCGATTTCCAATAATAAACCATATTTGATATCCTGATTTTGTGTCAAATAGCCTGAATAGGTACCTTGAGTTATACCTAACCTTTCTGCTAAATCTTCTTGTTTTACACCGACTTTCTTACGAATAGCCTCAATTTTTACTGCAATTGTATTCATGTTCAAAATTAATTAATTGATTATTAAAATTTTAAAATATTTGTTTAAAAATTATTGGAATTTATTTGCATATATTGGATATAACCAATATCTTTGTTCCGTTAAATAGTTTAATTAAAAAAAAACGATTAAATAAACATAAAATTATGAATGAAGAATTATTATCTATGCTTGATCTATCAGAACAATTAAAAGAAAGGATTATCAATGATTGTCATATAACTTCTGTGACGTTCTGGAACTGGAAGAAAGGGAATACCCCAATACCATTTTGGGCAAAAGAAAAAATTAACTTAATTACTCGCGATATCGCTGGTAAAGAAGTATTTATTAATTGTAATTAAATGTTTTTTAATACTAAAAGTAATTATTATGGATTATAAAATTATTGAAAAACAGTACGTTAATCTCATATATTTTGATTCTGAAAATATTAAAACAATTTGTGAAATTGCCGACCGTATTGATGAAAATTTCAGAGGCATGGTAATGGAAGTAAGGCATAATAGGCTTGTCTCACAAGGAGTTATTTTTCTAAGAAAAGAATCTTCAAATTATTTGGATAAAATTGAAATAATTATAACGTAACATGGACAACACAAAGACTCCCAACATTAAAATGATTACAAAAGGCATAGGCCCAGATTCAATAACATTTGCCTGTGAAGATTGTATTCACCAGTCAAAACTCTTTTATCGTGTAGAAGAGATTAAGGAGGAAATCAAGTATATCACAACAAAAGATTGTATCAGGGTTTATCGAATGTATCATTCAGGCAAATTGATTTATGAGGTGGAGTCGAATAGCGCTTTAACGATATTTTACTATATATAAACTTATGCCAACAATTCAAAAAATATTCATATTGGAAGTAACTCCTGAAAATTTCTTGAATGCTGTTCCGCTACAGAATTAATCGAAGTTGATATGTATTTTAGATTATGAGCAAAGAAAAGCGCCGACAATATAATCTGGTTTATCGAATCAGGAAGAAAGGAATTCGATGCCTAACAAGGCAGAAAACTATTTTTTATCCGTATGGTGAAAATTCGGACACCATTCGGCAGATAAGACAACTCCGGGAAGAGTTTAATTTTTTAATACAATTTGAGATAAATGAATAAAATTATGAATTGGAATTTAGATACTTACGAACTGGCATTACATCTATGCGGAATGGATCCGGACAATGATGTTGATTTTGAAAATGAAGAAAAAGTAGATGAAATTCTTTATGAAAAATACGGGATTGAAGATACTGAAGGATTAGACAAATTAATTAAAGATTTGGCTAAACTCATAGATATTGGTAAATCTCCTTTAACAGAAAAACGATATAAAGGGTTTACCAATGAAGTAAGTTTGTTGTACAAAATTGAAGTTTGACTATGCCTCAAATTCAAAAAATATTCACCTTTGAAGTCGATCCTGAACGCTTTTTAGAATGCTATTCCGCTACAGAATTAATCGAAGTTGATATGTTATTAAACTCAGAACGATTTCAGCGACGAATGAAAGGAGATATCGACCGATGCTTGACCGAAGATTGGGGATGCGTTTACCATGCTTGCATGAGCAATGATTGTCAAAAGTCTTGCATGATTGCTAATGGATATGATGATGGAAAAGGAAATTGTGAACAATAAATAATTTAAAAATGAAAACAAAAATTTATGTATTCGAAGAAAACAACATCACTTTCACCTTGGATAAGGACAATAAAGTGATGGTAAATGCCACAGAAATGGCTAAGGCATTTAATAAGCAAGTGAATGATTTTATGTCGAATGAAACGACAAAAAATTTCATAGAATCTTGTCTTAAAAAACGGGATTTCCCGTTTTTTAAAATTGAAAAAGAGGAAGATTTGTATGTTTCCAGACAAAAATCCGGAACATTTATGAATCGAATTTTGGCATTGAAATTTGCCGCTTGGTTAAATGCCGATTTTGAGGTATGGGTATTTTCTGTTATTGATCAATTACTTTTCGGAAGACACGCCGAACGAGAAAAGTCTCTCGAAAGAAGTCTAACCTTACAAACTGAAATGAATAACCTTGCATCTAAATCAAACAAAACAGGAGAAGATTTCGACCGCTATCTTGCAATCGAGCATGAATTACGCAACGAACAAACTATCCGCAAGAATCTCACAAAAGAAAGTATTTTCGAGATGAAAGATATATTTGAAAAAGAGGAAATTTAGATTGCATTTCAAAAATATTCATAACATAACATATTAATAATTAAAAAAATATGAAAAAAATAATTGAAAAAAAAATCGTTAAAGAGGAATCGGATTTATTAAAAATGGACATTAAAAAAACTGCTTATCAATTACTTAATGCAAATGATAACACCGGATTTCCTTTGCCCGAAGGGTTTTTTATGGAAATTTACTTATCTGTTCATATTCAACATGAACAGGAAAGTGGTTTTTTATTATGACCTTACCATAGAGTAAAGTTGCTTGAAGAATTTATCAAGTTTATCGACTTCAGCTTCGATTTTTTTAATTTTTTCTTCAAGCAATTTGATACGTTGCTCTAATTTCTTTAAATCTTCCATTGTAATAAATTTTTAAGTTGCATGACAAAATTACAGATAAATATCGAATGCCCCCGTCTTCGACTAAATTTTTAAGTTGCATTAAAATTTTAGGGGGTATTCTTTATTTCCTTATTCAAATAACTTGCACATCAAAAATATTCACCATATAATTTATTAATAATTAAAAAAATATGAAAAGAAATGATATTCTAACAAGAATCAAAATGATGGCAGAAGATAATAATCAAGGGTTGATAATGACAACAAATTTAGTTGATATTAGAAATGACCCAAGAGGATCAATTGTGGGTTTCGGAGTTGAAAGAAAATTGTCTGATGACATAGAAATACAATTAATCGGGCTTCCAGGAAAGTACATGTGCTGTGCTTTCTTTATAGATAGGGAGGAATTAAAAAACTATAAATAAATTGAATAATTATGTGTAATTGTGTAAAAGAAGTGAAAGCTGTAGGGCAAATCAATTTAAATGGTTAAAAGATGATGATATCTATCATCTGCGTTGTCTAAACAGACAATGCAGATACCATCAGATGACCAGAAAAGAGAATATATTAAACAATAATAAATTTATGGAAAAGAAAATTTTTAAGTTGAATGAGAAAGAAAATACGATTTCTTTCAATGTTGATAAAGACCACAATATGATGGTCAATGCTACCGAAATGGCTAATATATTTGGAAAATTAGTCAAAGATTTTATGGATAATGACGGTACAAAAAAATTTATTCAAGCTTGTTTGCGAAAAGCAAAATCTGAAAGGGAAAAAGAAGAAAAGAATAATGTAAATTCTGATTTAAAAAAGGTGATTTCACCTTTTTTAAATATAGAAAGCGAAGAAGATTTATACACTTCAAAGCAAAAAACAGGTACATTTATGCACAGGATTTTAGTTTTGAAATTCGCCGCGTGACTAATACCTGCACCTACTAATCTGTCGGTGCAAGTGCCTGGTGAAAGTCAAAAAAGAAAGTATAACTTATTATAAACATAAATATTATGACAACTCAAGAATTTAAATTTGAGGAAAATTTACCGATAAATGTTTTGTCGGCTATGAAGAACGAAGAAACGTGGTTTATTGCTTCGGATGTATGTAATGTTCTCGAACTTCCAAATGTGACTCGTGCAATGGAACGATTGGATGAAGACGAAAAGCAAATTATTAAAATTAATTTTAAAGGGCAATTAAGGGAGGTTAATGTTATAAATGAAAGCGGTTTATATGCATTGGTTATAACATCTGAAAAACCTAATGCTAAAACTTTTCGTAAATGGATTACCTCTGTTGTTTTACCTTCCATAAGAAAATCAGGTAAATATACTACTGAAAAAGCCCAAAAGCGACAACAACAAATGTTAGATTTAACTTCTGAAATCGAAAAAATTGAGAATGATATAGATTTTCATAAAAGGGAAACACGTGAGTTATCAAACAAAAAAGATGCAAAATATAAACTTTTGCGTTATTTGATAACAATGGATGATAGCCAATATGAATTAGAATTTATAGAATAACTGCTGTAGGGCAGGTCTTTTTTTTGTTGATTTTTTAATAAAAACAATAAAAAAACAAGACCTGCCCTTACTTTAAGTTAGGGCAGGTACCCATTATTAACACTATTTTAATAAAAAATAGACCTGCCCTACAGATATTTTTATTACAAAACATATAAAATTTCAAAAACAATTTGCAAATATGAAAACAATCGCTATCTTTGCACCTGAATTGACCGTGAGACAGTCAATCAAAGCGTTAATCATAGCGGTATTTTTTATTTCCGCAAATAACAGTTTAGACTGTTGTCTTCCTTCGGGTAGCCGCTATATAGCGCTATTGACTGTCTCACACAATCAAGGAAACAACAGTCTTTTTTTTATTAACTTAATTTTTAATCCGACAATGAGACAGTCAATTAAAAATGAAGGCAAGGAAAAAAATATCATCCTGCCGTCAACGCCCTCCGGAGCGACATCCGGACATGAACTCATGCCGATCGGCGCCGAGTCCCCAGCGGAAAAATTCTTCAACCGCATTTTCAACGTGTTTATTATTGTGGGCTTTGCTTATTTTGCCGCTCACGTAGTGTTATCTTTATTACAGAAAGGAGGAAGGTTATGAAATCGAAAATTAAAAATGAAGATTTTAATCATGTAAACGATAAGATTAAAATCATCTTAGTCAACCCTGATGCGTTTAAAATCCACAGTTATCTACTGAGTATTTTTGAGTGCGATATTCCTGAAAACGCAAGAATATTGAGTACTCATATAACTTATCATGAAAACAATACAGCAACTGCTGTTGTAAATTTCACGAAAAGTGGAAAGGAAGATTACAGGATTATTATTGCGAAGGAGGGCGGACATGAAAACTAATCAATTGTCGACAGTAACGCCGGCACACGAAACGTGCGCGCAATTCATCGCTTTCATCCGGGAGCGATATCCCCAGTTGAATTCCATCAAGTACAAAATCGCCCGCAATGGCAAATGCCTTGTGCTCCGTGCTCGGTATCGACGGCGCGCCATCCACGCCGAAGGTCCGGATTTTGCGAAAACGATGGGGTGTTTTATGTTTTACATTATCCTGAAACTTTCGCTGTCGAAGTATTATGCTACTCCGGAGGAATTTCGGGAGCGGCGGGCGGTGGATTCGGTTTTTGTGGGGTTGAGATGTGAGATTGTGTAGGGGATGCCGTTTTGATTATCAAATAGATAAAAATTATTACAAGTATGAGATATGAAATTGATTTAAAAGATATTGAAGATTTTATAAATTATTATAAATCAGAATTTGATATTAATTTACATTTCCATTTAGATGAGATAATTTACTTCGTAGATAATAATAGAATAGATTCTGCTACAAAAGAGATAAGTAAAGATAAAACGATTAATAATTAAAATAATATGAAAACAGAAATTGTAAAAGTCAATGGTATTACCATTGAATGTCCTATTGAAGGAGAACAAAATTATGTGGCTATAAAGCCAATTTGTGAAGCATTGGGCATCGACCACTCTGCCCAGATTAGAGACTTGAAAGAAGATGAAATTTTGGGTTCAACTGTGGTCAGTATGACCACAGTTGCCGGCGACGGAAAACAACGGGATATGGTATGTATTCCTCTCAAATTTGTATTCGGCTGGCTTTTTTCAATCAATGAAAACAGGGTCAAGCCTGAAGCCAAAGAACACGTACTGAAATATAAATTGGAATGTTATAACGTGCTTTTCAATCATTTTTTTGGTAATATCAAACGTCAAATAGAAACCAACGAAATGGAAATAAAATTACTCGAAGAAATCAATGAGTTGAATGAACTGAAGAACAAAACCGCTTCTGATTTACGTGATAAAAAAGCCAAATTGGATAAAATTCGCGAAGAAAGATTGAAAAATGAACCTAATTTATTTGATAATCAAAAATGTTTACTATATAACTTATAAATAATTAAAAAATGACCACACAAGAATTTAAATTTGAAAATGAATTGGAATTGAGAGTTGTATCTCAATTAGAAAATGAACAAACATGGTTTGTAGCAATGGATGTCTGCTCAATTTTGGAATTGACTGATGTAAGTATGTCACTTCAAAAATTGGATGATGACGAGAAGCTGATACAAAAACTTTTTGTATCAGGTCAGAATCGCGATGTATGGATTGTAAATGAAAGCGGTCTGTATAATTTAATTTTTAGCAGCTACAAGCCTGAAGCTAAAAAATTCCGCAAATGGGTAACAAGCGAAGTGCTTCCTTCAATTCGAGTAAGCGGTAAGTATTCTAATAATGAAATCCTTAACAGAGATAAACTCATACAGGATAAACTTGAAGAAAATAAACGGTTAGAACAAGAAAACAGGTCTATCATTGCTAAGAAAAAGGAAAACGAAAATAAAATCAAAGATAATGATGACATGATTCGTAAATTACTTACAACTGATTTCAGACAATACGGAATTGATTTTAGCTCTACCGCTCAGGTCTAAAAATTGAATTTTTATGGCACCTGATGCGAAAAGTTTACGCATCAGGTACCTAAAATAAATTATTTATATAAAATTTCAAAAACAATTTGCATATATGAAAACAATCGCTATCTTTGCCCCTGAATTGACAATGGCAAGCTCAATTCAAGCGTTAAACATAGCGGTATTTTTTATTTCCGCAAATCAAAACAGCAAAGGCTGTTGTATCCCGTCGGATAGCCGCTATATAGCGCTATTGAGCTTGCCAAAGTCAGGGAACAACAGTCTTTTTTTTATTAACTTAATTTTTAATCTGACAATGGCAAGCTCAATTAAAAATTACAGCAGCGTGAATAATAGTACCGCTACAGTAACGTCGGCACACGAAACGTGCGCACAATTCGTCGCTTTCATCCGGGAGCGATATCCCCAGTTGAACTCCATCAAGTACAAAATCGCCCGTAATGGCAAATGCCTTGTGCTCCGCGCCCGGTATCGAAGGCGCGCCATCCACGCCGAAGGTCCGGATTTTGAGAAAACAATGGGGTGTTTTATGTTTTACATTATCCTGAAACTTTCGCTGTCGAAGTATTATTCGACTCCGGAGGAATTTCGGGAGCGCCGGGTGGTGGATTCGGTTTTTGTGGGGTTGAGATGCGGGTTAGGTCAAATAATTAATAATTAATGAAATGGAAAAGACAATTAAAGCCTCTATCGGAAAAGGCGCTAATAAAATAGAATTTGATATGCCGATTGAAACAGCAAGAAAAGTGCTGGATTTACAGAAATGGATTCGGGAAAAAAGGGAGTTGGAAAAAGCCAAGAAAGAAAATTTACAAACGATTAATAGTTAATAAAATGGAAACGAAATATATTTATGATTTAATGCTTAATTATTTTGTAAGCGCCGACGAGTTACATCCTGTGATGAATATGGTTAATAATGGAGGAAATGGGTATGTATATGCTTCAGATGGTCATATTGCTATTCGTATAGATGAAAAAAAATGTATGAAGAAGTATGAAGCTGTTCCAAGATATCCTAATGCAGAAAAAATAATACAGGAGGCGCTCGATAGAGAAGGAAATAAAAAAGGTATTATAAAAACAAACGATCTGATACGTTTGCTATGCGAAGTCTCTTGGCATAGATTAAAAAACGGTGATAATTGTAAGGAATGTGATGGGAGCGGAGAAATTGAATGTGAACATTGCCTTAGTAAACTCGAATGTGAAGAGTGTAATGGAAAAGGGATAGTTGATGGACGAATTAAAGAGTTTTCTTTACTTAAGAGCGATGATAGCTATTATTTAATAAAGATTGGAATACCTTGCTATAAAGCAGATTATATATATATCATTGTATTAATAGCGCAAATGTGTCAAATAGAAGAAATACATTATATATACAAAACAGAAGAAGTAGCTAGCATATTCAGCTTTGATGGAGTAGATATTTTATTAATGCCGTATTTATCAGATAATGCAAATGTTGTATTACAAATAACTGAAAACACATCATCATCAAATGCTCACTCCTGATCAAATATTAGAAAAAGTTTCATCCGGATTCTCTCTAAAATCCGTCGATCTGAAAGGAAAATCAAGAGTTCAAAATATTTGCGACGCGAGATTCTTTTTCTGTGAAATCATGCACGAACTGACAGGTTCTTCCGATGAATTGATTGGTAAACATATTAATCGACATCGGCTGACGGTACTGCACGGAAAAAAAAGAGCGCAGGATTTAATAAGTACTTATCCATACATGGAATCACTTTATAAAAAAATCAAATATGAAATTACAATGGAATATACTATGTGAAAGCCTGGCTGTTTACGGCGATTTGATTTCAAAGACGCTGAAGTTTTTGCCGGCTACACGCCAAACAGGGAAAATAAAGAAGCATTTGGCAAAAGAATGGGAGCAGATAACTAAAATTATAACAGATATCGATCAGCTGATTGATCCGGAGAATCCCGTCGATATTGAATACATGTTTTCGTCGGATGTTTTCAAAACCACCTGGCAATACTACAAAGATTATCTGCTTGAAAGTCATAATATGACACTCAAATCACGGGTCGAAAACTCAAGATTGAAACAGCTTTACCGATTTTCGGGAAAAGACGAAAGCCGGGCGCTATTGATACTTGAGTTATTAGTGGCAAACAATTACAGAAATATTATTTGCCCGTCGGAAAAGCAGCTTACTGGAGAGGAACAGGCCGATGGGGATCAGGAATCAATAAATCTATCAATAAAATGACAACAGAAATGAATTTTGAATGGATGTCGATGACATGGGAACAATTCTACAAAAATTATAAACCTGAATGTTTGACAATCCTGTATTGGGATATAAAAAGCGTCTATCAGTCATTAACCCACGATGATCCGATTCCACTTGTTGCAATAAACAAGCATTTTGTTTCCGTCAAACATAAAAAATATGGCGAATGCCTTCCGGGTATTCTTTACATGTTTGAATGGCTAACTTATCTTAATGATTTCAGCAACATAAATAAACCGCTTCCGCTGAAAAACCTCGAATGGCTGTCAAAACATTTATACACAACTTACTTTTATTTGTACCTCTCCGACCTAAAGCTGATATTTGAATGGATTTTAGAGGGGAAATATGGAAAGTTTTATGGAAGCGTAGATGCGCAATTGATAATGAGCGCCTTCAAAGCATACAGCGATGAGATAATTCAAGTTAAATATAAACTAAAAAGCAATAAAAACTAATGCTTACTAAAAAGAATCTTCCTGTTCCACTCAAAAGCGATGACTCTCTAAAAGAGATAGATATATTTGATAACCGGGGTAATATACAGAAAGTAGTCGACTTTCTGAACGAACACTACATTATCCATATTTCAGCTATTAATCCGGAAATAATTGAGGTTAGAGCTAAGAATAAGAAAAAATTTAAATATCATCCGACTTTTAACGATATCTATCTTCACATGCTTGAAGAATGCCCTGCAAAAATATCATCAAAATTGTTGTGGGAAATAATAAGTTCTCAGAATTATATTGAACCGTTCGATCCCATTGAAGATTATTTATCCGGAATACGCGGTAAATACAAAGGAGAAAGCCATATCGATTTGTTATGCTCATGCCTGACAGCAAGAGAGTTTGAAATATACGAACCAGGACAATGCCAAAAACGCATAAATTATCTATTGCGAAAGTGGATGGTTGCAAGCATTGCACAGTGGAAAGATAATATTCCAAACCCAATTATGCTAACGTTCATACAGCAGAACGAAGGGACAGGAAAGACAGAATTATGCAAATTTATTATACCCCCAAAATTAAAATTACAATCATGTGTGTTCTTTCATGATCAGATAAAACGAATGGAGGATGTATATACGCGTTTCTATTTTGTTATTCACGATGAATTAGTTGGGATAAATAAATGGACTATGGAAAGGTGGAAACTAATACAGACCTCTCCTACACTAAATACAAAAAGACGATTAGATAAATATGAAATAGAAAGAAATAAGATAGCTGTATCATTAGCAACAACAAATTATAATCAGGAAAGAGGGGGCTTTATCCGGTCTGGGGAAAGCGGTCGTCGATATGCTTGTATAGAATTTGACAGTATCGATTGGAAAAGATATAAAGAAATTGTAGATGTTGATCAAATGTGGGCTGAATCTCTTATGTTATACGAATCATCTGATTACGATTATGTATTAAATGAAAGTGACCACTTAGAAATATCGATATATAATTCAAAGTATATGAAAAATAATTCTTCTTCTACCTACGTATTAACATTATTATTAAAACCTGAAAATGAGCATGATGGCGTATGGATGAATCCTACAGAAATTATCCAAGATATATCAAATAAAAAAATATTACAAAAATACCGTATATGCGCCTTAAATCCGGTAGATATTGGAGCATCACTGACTGCATTAGGTTTTCGAAGCGAAAACAGAAGAAAATGCACTGCTCCCGAATTTGAAAATGTAAAATATTCATTCCCTCTGAAAAGATATTTCGTTAAGAGGAACTATTGACGCACGCAATTTTTTTTTGCTCCCCTTTTGAAGTAAAGTTACAAAAAATGTAACAAAATTACAAAAAAAGGGGAGCGTTTTATTTTATACTGTTGTGTGTATTTTATTATAAATAAATTACTTATATTTTAATTTTTTAAAATAACTTTAAAATATCGCATGAAATTTTAAAAAATAAAAATATGCATACTACATACTACACATATACATATAATACTGATTTTTAATAATATAAGTGTAGTACCCTATCTTTTTGATATAAGTTACTACAGGGTACTACATTTTTATTCTAACTACGAAGTTACTACATTATATAATATTGATAATCAATTTATTATAAATTTTAAAACCCCAAAAAAATGTAGTATATATATACCCCTTGTGAAATAAATAATAAGTTGTTGATATTTTTATTTATAAATACTTGTTATTTAGCATATTAATTTTTAGTTTTGCACAAAAAAGTGCACTTTTTTCAGTGTTTTTTACATGTTTACGACAAAAATTAATATTAAACAGCATCTAAGCGAATACCTCTACGCGAAGTACGATTTTCCGGTCAAATTTCCATACAAAACCGATATCTATCACCTAATTTTTGACTTAACAGAGAAACGCCCTGTACGATGCCCGATTGATTCAGGAAATCTTGAAATTGTTCTTCCGGAACGGCGTTTTGGAAAACAGCCAAAAACCTATAATTATCTTGGCGCCCGTTCTCAGAAAATAATCATGCGAAAAATAGAAGAAATGTTTTGGACCGACTTCAGAAATTTTGTAGAATTTGAGACTAAAAAGAGTCGTGAAACGTATCTAAATATTGTTAATAAGTTTATTGAAAAATATTGCATAAAATCGATTTCTGAAGATGCATTATTGAAACATTATTACAGATATCGTAAAAAAAACAACTATTTTGTGAAAAATAAGCAAAAAATAAAAAATATTTAGACGACGAAGTGTATCGTTTTGTCCGTTTTTTAGAGTAATAATTTAAAATCAAGCATATATGAGTAAAATAATTTGTGATACAGTACATTGCATACTTGCACAAGAAGTTGAAACAATAGATGAAACGGGAGTACCGGTTCTGAAAAAAGAAAAAGAATGGATAAAAATAAAGAGTTACGAAAAACCTGTTTACAGGTCAACAATTAAAACAAGCGATGCCGGACCAACAAATGAAGAAACAGTTTCAGTTAAAATTAGACATATTGATATTATAAAACCGATAATTGAATATTGTGGTTTTCATTTTCTATTGAAATTAACTTCAGACGAACATGTTTTTTACGTTGGAACATTAGAATACCCGGCATCAATCGAATTGTCAAGCAATAAAATTTTCGATGATATAACTTTCAGGGCGCTTTCTCCGGCATAAAGTCCTTTATAATATTGTAAATAAGGTATAACATTGCAAAAAATTAGTTGCAATGTTTGAAAATTTATTTCTTCAGGAGATTTTTTCCTCAAAAATGCTACTGCGCGATTCAGGCTTAAACGCGATTGAACAAACGGTTAGAAATATTATTGACGGAAAACCTATTTCTTCAGAGGAATCTAAAACTTCGTCGGTATCTGGCGTATTTATTCCTGAAATCGAAGAACCTGATAAAAATCCATACGACAAATTAGAAGAAAACTCGGTAGCGGTGATTCCAATCGTTGGAATGATGTTGAAATACGGCTATTGGTGGAAATTTGGTTGCGATGATTTTGCAGAAATGATTCGATTGGCAGACAAATCATCAAAAATCTGCGGAACTGTTCTTTTATTCAACACTCCGGGAGGAACCACTTCATCGGTTATTCAATTAGAGGATGCAATGCGTAACCGCAAAAAAAAGTCAGTTGCATTAATCGATTACCAGTGCTGCTCCGGAGGAATCTACGTTGCCTCTTTTTGCGACGAAATTTATGCAATGAACCGGATGTGCGAAGTTGGAAGTATAGGTACTTATGCTCAATTTGTAAACGATTCAAAAGCTCTTGAAAAATGGGGATATAAAATCGAACAGATTTATCCTCCGGAATCAAAGTTTAAGAATCTTCCGGAACGCGAGGCAATAGATGGCAAACCCGAAAGAATTATCACTGAACAGTTGACTCCTTTTGCAATTCATTTTCAAAATATCATAAAAGATAATCGCCGGAAACTTGTTTTATCGGAAGAAGGAATACTCGAAGGAAAAGTATTCTATGCCTACGATGCAATTAACAACGGACTAATCGACGGATTAATGAACATGGAACAGGCAACTGAAAGAGTTAAAAGTTTAGCAAACATACAGAATTCAATTTATTCATCTTTTAAATAAAAATTCACATGAAAAAATGGCAACAACGATTCATCGCAGTAGCTACTGCTTTAGGTTTTATATCAAAAGCAAAAGAAGGAAAGCTGACAGCCGATGAACAAAAACAAATTTTCGCAGAATACGAAAAGTTGTACAACGTAACGTTCCAAGCCGATAAGGAGGCTAATGAAGATGTCGATCCGGAAAACGACTTTGTTCTTTCCGACGACGAACAAAACGAAATCGCCAATCTGATCCAGGATGATGGCGACGATGATGACGACGACGACGATGATGCAGAACCGCAAATCAAGACAGGACGACAGGCTAATGCAGCAATGAAAGAAGCCATAAAAAAGCAGAAAAAAACGATTAAAAAATTAGCTTCTGAACCCGAACCTGCAGCGCCGGTTTCTACGATTAAAGGTTCCGGAGCTGATATTACTTCTCAAGGTTTTGCAATCGTTATGGGACATGCTCCTCACTCAAAAACTCACCTGTTCGGAAACGAATGCGATTTTATGTTACTCGGTAAGTGGTGGAACCGGATTACTAAAGACCGCAAAGAAGCTGATATCGACCATTTGAGCCAGGACGATAAAGACGCGTTCAAAAAAGAATTTTCTGCTTATACGGCATCCCTCGTACAACGTAGTAATTATCTCGCCGGCACGAATGCCATCAATATGCTTGATTATAACAAGATGATTGCCGGCACTTCGCCATTTACCAATTATACCGGTTTAGATGCCAAGTTCGGAGAATACACAGTTCGCCGGCAGGATATTATTTTGGCATTTTTCCGCTCGCTGCCTTCAGTAGCAAGTATTTTCCCTGTTCAATCCGGAGTTAGGAATAAAGAGGTTGTTCCTACCGTACAGTTTGGCGAACTGTCGCAAGGCTACAGGAAAGGACGTATTTTCAAAGGTAATGTGAAATTTGCCGCTGAAATCTATTGGGTAAACGACGTTATGTTCAAATATGAATTCGACGACATGATCGAATTACAAAAACGCTATGTAATGGAATTACATCGCGGATCAACTCCTTTCCAGTGGACATTCATCGAATGGGTAGTTATGTGGTTCGGTCAGCAACTGTTCAACGAACAGCAACGCCGTCGTGTTGTTGGGGTCCGTGTTCCGCAGCAAAATGTGGTTGCCAATCCTGCCATGCTTGCCGCCGATGGAGCGCTGCGTGCTATTCAACGCGCTGAAGAAGAATTAAAAGTTCTTCCTTTCGACCTGGGAGTTTACAATGAAGCATCGATCGTCGATTACATCGAAAATATGTGGGATCAGATCGACACTATCCTTCCGACTATGGAGAATATGCTGCTTTTTGCGAATGCTAAGCACAAAAAATGGTATCTCCGGACATTCAGAACAAAATACGGTACCGACTCTGATTTCACCGGAGTCAAAGATTCTCTTATCGATGTTAATCCTGAGCGTATTGTTTGGGTTCCTAACATGCCGATGAACTGTTATAAAATGTGGATAACCGCTCCGGGTAACATTCAAAGCCTTGAATATTTGCCGAACGAAATGCTTGGCTTTATTTTTAGAGAAGATTTCGAATCCGTAACGGCATTGTCGCGCTGGATGGAAGGCTCTGTTGTTCAAAAAGTGGGCGTTCAATATAAAACGGTTGCTGAGTTAGAAGCGTCGCAACGTGCAAATCAGTGGTTGTTTACCAATATGTCAGCTCTTAAATTAGCGCCTAACGCAACGACAATCGATGGCAGGTTGAATACCGAATACATGACAGGAGCAAATACTGCAGCAACAACTTTAACCGATATTACCAACGCATCGGAAGAAGTTGTATACAAAATCATCGCAGGAAGCATGACAAATGCAACTCAAATTGCAAAAGCAGGGGTATTTTCAAAAATTACTGCCCCATGGATACCAACCGCTGTTGGCGATTACATCAAGTTATACGCGGAATTGGAAGATTACAACGTAGTGGTTCAGGGCGAAACATACAAGGCAACGAGACCAACGGGCAAATTCCTTGAATTGGAACGAAAAGTAACGGTCGATTATAAACTTTTAAAACGGAAATAATTATGTTGTTTAATTTAGAAAAACAAGATTCGGCATCCAAAAAAAATGCTCCAAAATTTAAAATTTGGCTTGTTAATGTAAAGGACGTTGACTTCGATCAGTGGCCTAAAGCTGTTGATGCTACACTTCCTACTGTCATTTTAAAAGCTGGAAAAAAGTGGAATTATCTCGATTCCAATCCAACGACGATAAATCCGAGCGAAGCGCCCGGGCAATCTCCATTCAATGGAATTCTTACTTTGACTCCCGTTATTGAAGGTATTACAAAAAAATCGCTTCAATGGATTAGATCCAATTCCGGTGAAGATTTCATCGTTGTGTGGGAGCGCTGTGCGGATGGTCAGAAGTTCATAGCAGGAAATATATGTTCAATGGGTATGAGGTTAGGATATACAAATATTGGAACCTTAGACGGTGGAATTGGAGGTATTGCGCTGGAATTAAAAGGACAGGAATGTCCTGAACCTTTCTATTTCTACGATGGAGAATTGGAAGTTGAAGCAGACACACCCTAAAAAAGAGAAGTTATGAATTTTACAGAAAAAAATGATTTTTTAGTTCAACACACTTCAGCTGTGCATTTCGATGATGACTTGGCGTTGTTTAATAAACATTTTCCAAACTCGCGGCTTCATTCCGAACTTCGCCGGGCGAACTCATACACACGTCCAAAATTAGATGGGATGATGATTTGGGAATTGTTAGGGAAAATTTCTGCCGATGAAATCTTGAAAAACAGAAAGGTTATGACTAAAGAACCGACGGTTGTTGAACCTTCCACCGAAGAACAACCAGTTGAAGAACCGACGGATGGAGAACCTTCCACCGAAGAACAACCGGTTGAAGAACCGACGGTAAATCCTGAAGAATTGAAATCTAAAAAAAAAGCAAGTACGAAGAATTCCCGCAAATAGACTGGAAAAATAATTCCAATCCGGATATACAAACATGCATTCTCCTGTATGACGAAAGGGTTTCGACCTGGCATCGCATGCAGGAGATTGATGTTTTATTGGACGACCATCCCGAGCATTCTCTCGAAATGGTCGAATTAGACAACCGGAACCGGCAGGCGCATAAAGAACTCCAGCTCTATAACGACCACAAAACATTTCTCTACAAACATCCCATTGTTAAACAACGAAAACAATACGACGATCAGATTGCGGAGCTTTACGACCTGAAGCGAAGCGATCCCGAAGCGTTCATCAATGAAATAACAAATACGGTTCAAAATATTCGCCGGATAAAAAGCAATCTTAATAAACAAAAATACAAATCCGAAGATGAAAAACTATCATGGGAGGAAAATTTAGAGCGGGCTGAAACACGCGAAAAGGTTTTGAAGGAGATAATTGGAAAGTGAAATTTTTAAATAACAGATAAAATATGGCAAAGACAATTGGAGGAGTCCGAAATACAGGTGGATTCATAACAGGTGATTCAAGTTATAAAGGAAATATACAGAATATTCGTAGCTTGAATAATATAAAAGATGCACAAGTATATAAAGAGATAAAACAGGGAATTTCGCGTTTTCATTCAGCAATGGGAGTAAGACAAAGGGAGGTTAAACTTGGAGATTTACCATCGCATGTGAATGGCGTGCATATTACAACAGCTGATGGTAAAAGTGAGATGGTGGTATTGAATGGTAAAGTTTTCAATAAAAGTAAAAAAGATGTTGAAACACGTTTGAAAAATGCATATAAGAGCGGATTCCTTACCATTACAAAAAAACCTGTTCAGCATACAATTACTCATGAATTAGCTCATGCAACCTGGAATAAAAATCTATCCGGAGCAAATCATATAGCAGCAAGCAAAGAAATAAAAGCACTTTTCGACAAGTGGGATAAAGATAATAAGAAAAAAGGATATGGAAAATATGCAGGAAAAAACGTAAATGAATTCTGGGCAGAAACAGTAACAAAGTCCATACACGGCAACTCTGACAAATATACGCGAAAAGTGAAATACATTGCAAGAAAATACAAATTATAGTTGTACTTTTGTAGCATTATTTTTACTTAATTCATACAAAATATGAAAAAGATAGAGTTAACAAAAGAAGAGATTGATGTCGTCGATGATGTTTTTTTTGACTTTATTGGAATATTAACAAGTGAAGAGGTAGAAAAAACAGCATGCTCCTTCATAGAAAAAGCCAGTAACTTTATGCATGAATCCAATGCGATTAATGAGAGAGGCGGTGATTTAATTGTATGGTTTTGGGGAAAATATCTAAAACAGGAAGGTTTATATAAATGCGATGATATATCAAAAATCGAATTCAGCAAAAAACAGAAATCAATCTTAAAAGCTGCTTCAAAAGGAAATTATATACCAGGAATAGAATATGAAGAAACAAATAAACTTTTTTTCGATATAATATGTAAGGTTTGCTCATATATTGCTGAAACTAATTCGTATAAAGAGCTAAACGAATCCGATCTTGACTATCTTGAGTGGTTTTACAATAAATATTGTGAGAAATAGGTGTTTTCCTTAAAAAAAAGCGGGCTGAAATAAGTGAAAAGGTTTTGAGGGAGATTATTAGGAAGTGAAATTAGAATTCCCGTTTTTTACTGTGATTAAGGAAAATTGCTGCCGCAATAATAATTGTAGATCCGGCGAATATTGTACCTATTGTGTTTTTTTCTAAGTGTATTAAATATGCGGAAAGCGCTAACCCGGATAGTATAACTATAAAAGCGAATATCATTCCAAGTATATTTATTGAGTGCATACTCCTGCTATCTTTGTAAATAACTTTCATTTTTTGTTTGTCGATAAAATGTCTGTGTATTTGCTCACGTTCTGAGGCATCAAGCAATAATTTAACAATGTCAGGATTAATTTCTTTATATTGAATTAATTCTTGCGGTGAAGGGAGAAAGTTATCATCAATAGTAAAAATTTCTTCTACCTGATGACCGCTCGCATCATTTGTAGATAAATTTGTTTGTTTAGTTTTTAATTCTCTCTTTGTCATTACTATACTTAAAATTTAGACACACTGTTAAATGCTTTTCGTAAATCTACACCAATTGCTTTTTTATCCATTAAACGATTACGTTTGTCGGAACGAAAAGAGCTATGATTCCCATTGAGCATTTCATCTCTTATTCTACATACATCATCAGTTCGTTCGGAATAATTTCCTTTTGATGCAGCTGATAAGGTATTAATACCACTACTAAAAAATGATAAAACTTTTCTCATACTAACTTACTTTTTCAACGCAAATATATAAAATTTCTTTAATTCCATAAAATTATTTTACAAAATCTATATTTTTACAAAAATAATTCCTACCTTTGCAGAGCAAAATAAAATCTTAGTGAGTGACCGACAGGTTGCCCGATTATGGGCTTTTTTTATTATAATACACGGCTGTATTATTTCCGTTCTTTTTGAGGTCACTCACAAGAATTTTGTTTTGCGACGGGAAATATACAGCCGTTTTTATTTTGAAAGATTTCCGGTATATCCTCCTTCAATAAAATTTGGTAAATCAGGTCGGTTTTCGGAGAAATCTTTCATAAAAGCAAGGATGTCGAAATGAGAGAGTTTTTTTCTTCTGAAACATTTGAAGAACTTCTTCAATGTAAAATGATTATTGACGCCAGAAAAGGCGGACTTGTTATCGGACGTACTCATGATGATGGAGGTATTGAAATGATTGCAAAAATAGATAAAGAGAATAAATATCAATATTGTTCCTGCCTCGAAGGAGGAGAATATATATTACGCCATGAAGCATATTGGAAATATAAACAAAGAATTGATGAAATAAATTCATATAAACATTATGGCGATAAAGTTGATTTATACGACATTTGCAAATGTAATATAATTATCACTAAAAATGAGCCTTTTGATAAATATTTATTAATTGATTCACGTGGTCAGTTCATAATAAACAAAAGAGCAACAAGTAAATTTCTATACGAAATCGATTGTATTAACAAACTTATTTGGTAAAATATTTTGCATTACAAAAATAATTCCTACCTTTGCATCACCAATAGATTTTATATGATAAACATTTTTGCAAATCAATTTTTAACAAACAGGCAGGCATACGGGTGTAAGTCCCGAGACTTTTCTATTCATATAGAATCTGTTGGTAGTGACCTGCCATTTTTAATTCATTACAATCATGTTACCAACAGTAAGTCAACCGAACGCTTCGCGCGTTCAAGTAGTCGCAATGTGCGACCAGTTCATCGCTTTCATCCGGGAGCGATATCCGCAATTGAACAAAATCAAGTACAAAATTGCCCGTAACGGCAAATGTCTTGTGCTCCGCGCCCGATACCGAAGGCGCGCCATCCACGCCGAAGGTCCGGACTTCGCGAAAACAATGGGATGCTTTATGTTCTACATCATCCTGAAGCTCTCGCTAAGCAAGTATTATCCGACCATCACAGAACTGAATGAAAATCGTCCGTACGAGGCGTCATTTATGAGATTCAATTGCGAGGTTTTTCGGGTCTGAACGTTGTGAACACACTGTTCAGGTCGATTCAGACCAACAAAGAAAATTAGCATTTGAGGTTTCAATTTGTAACCTCAAACTTGTCGATTTATTATCAAAGGTCACAAATTGTGATCTTTGATAATTTTTTTAAAAATTAGTATTTTTATCTACAAAATCTTCCTAATTTTCCCCAAAAAACCACGGATTCTATAAAAAAACATACTGATTTAGCCCTTTTGATATTTAAAAAACGCTTAACATGCTGTTAATCAATGCCTGTTTTCAAAAAAATGATATTTTATTTTTTATGTGTGCTTTTTTTGCTCGCCACGCTGGCTTCTCGCCTTGCATTACAAATTTGAAAAAAAGAGGGAAATATGATTTATCGAATTGAAAAACAGGATTTTGTAAATTAATGTTTTCGTGTTTTTTCCGGTAAAAACTCTCATGAAAAAAACCACGGATTTTTTCAAAAACATATCGGATTTTTTTCGTCCTTTCAACGATGAATTTTTGTATTCAATTTTGTAATGCAAAAAATGTCGTTGTATTATGAGTATTCGAATCAAAAATTTCAAACCGGATGATAAAAATTTCAACCGGCATACTGAAAAAGGTATGATAGAATTGGAACGCTCGATTGAGAAGGTGGGCATCATTGAATCAATCACAGTTTCAAATGATGACAAAATTATATCTGGAAATGCAAGACGGGAAAAGATTTCAAAGGTATTGGGCGAAGATGTGGAGCCTATCGTTGTAGAGACCGACGGAACGCGCCCTGTTATTATCAAACGGACCGATATCGCGAGCGAAACAAAAGAGTTTCACGAGGCAGCTCTGTTGGCAAACACAACAGCCAAACACAACATCAACCTTGATATGAATATGATACAGGAGGTTGCCGTTGAAGAATACAAGATAGAAATTGAGGAACTGAAATTAGAAACGATTGAAATTATTGAATCAAACAAATCGGGGTCAACTACATCAAAGAACAAAACAGCATCTGCCAATAATCATAAAGATACAGGTAATGAGCCGGAACTCCCCGAACAGGATGAAGAAAGCCCTGAATCTTCAGACAATACGGACTTCTACAATTCTATGCTAAAGGATTGCATCTACGAAAGCGATAATGAATTCGAAATACCAAATCTGCTGATAGAAAAACAGGCTGGTAAATTAGTGTTGCCATTCGCAGGATGGGGAGCCGACAGTCGGACCAGGACCGGTATTGCTACCTATCATTTCTACGTCGACGACTACCGGTTCGAAGCGATTTGGAAAAATCCGGTCAAAGTTCTTTCGAGCGGAATTATTGCAGTCGTTGAACCGAATACATCAATATTCGAAGCCACGCCAATCGCATACGGATTGCATCAAATTTATAAAAAGCGCTGGATTTCCCGCTATTTTCAGGAATGTGGGATATTGATATATGCCGATTTGAATGTTCCGACGAAATTCATGAAATATAACCGGATGGGTATTCCTGCCGGATATAATGCTTTTTTTACACGCGGTTATAAGGACCGGTTGGAATATTTGAAAGTTGAATTTGAATTGGCAAAAGAAATTTCAGGTTTGCAGTCCCCTAATCTTTTAGTTTATGGAGGTGGAGATTTAATCCGGAAATTCTGTGTTGAAAACAGTCTCGTTTACGTTGAACAGTTTATGCAAAACAGGAGAAATGGCTAAGACTATCGGAGCAGTTAGAGGTAGCACATATACCGTTTCAAAAAGTGCATCTGCTATCACAAAAGAAAGATATTTAAAGCAAATGCAACCACTTCTAAATGTAAGTGTGATGAAAGAAACCAATACCGGGAAAATTAATGTTGGATTTACTACATACGGTAATAAACATTTGTATAGTGACACATTCGGAAGGGCAAAAGGTTTGGGCAAGAATGACTTAAAAAACTTGGATAAAGCACTTGAAAAATCGACATTTTCGGGGGTATCAAATAGAATTGAAGGAAGAAAAGATAAAATTAAGAAATTCTATTATTTCAAAGATGAAAATAAAAAATTGTATTATAACGTGGCGGAAGACGTGAAAAGAGGTAAAATTCACAGGTATTTATATTCAGTAACCAATAAAATCAAGTAAAATGAAAAACGGCAAGCAACCACTTAGGTTCAAGACCAGCTCAGTAACTCCTGCCGTTTATTCAAAAGTAATGAATGACTATTTATGGTCAAGCCAAGTTCAGCCCTTTCATTGCTTTTTAGTCGTATTCATAGAAACAACGGCGCAAAGGTAATATAATTTCTTTACACAAAAAAATGGAAACAACAGAAACATCAAATACCCAAAAATCCCCTGAAGAAATCCTCCTGAGCATTTCCGAAGGCACCGGAGGCAAAGCCATGGACCAAACATTTTTTCCATCCTATACAGAACGCATCAAAGCAATCGAATTACTCAATCAGTTGAGTAGAAATAAGAGAATCGATGACAAAATAAATGAAAATTTTGGCTTATGATAGAACATCTTCAAAAACTCCCTCCCGAAACAGTCGAACGGTTCTTGGCAACCCGCGACGCAGAAGCGCTTGAAATTCCTGAAAAACTTGCCGACTACATTCTTCAAATCAATGAAGCATCGAATCTGAGCAAAAAATATCATTCAATTACGGAATGTGCGATAAAATTGCATGAATCTTTTCCGCAGCTTTCAGTTCACACTTGTAAAAGCCGAATTTACGATGCAATAAATTATTTGAACGATAACTGTTCGGTGACATCCGACGCCTGGTTGCTTTATTATGCCGACATGTTTATGAAACTTTTTGAAGTTTGCTTGGTTGCCCATAACTACCAGGAAGCAGGAAGATGTTTGCAAAAGTCCTGCGAATACCGGATAAAAGCTACAGCCAACGCCATCGATCCACAGCGTATCAAATTTAAACCACAAATAGTTTCTCCCGACATAGTTTTAGAACGAATGTTTATCAAAGAGAAAGGCGTTTTAACGTCGTTCAAACAGGCTCTTTCCTTTATGGAAACTGTCGATATCAACGATGTTGAAAAACAGCGAATTATTAACGAAGCAAAACAGGAACTGAACATTACCGACGTCGAACATGAAGAAATCGGATAAAGACGACCTGTTCCAACCGGTATATTTATCGGTTGCTCAACTGTTGGCAAAGTTGGCAGATACCACTTTCCTGTTTTGTGAAATGGGACGCGGGTCCGGCAAAACAACTCATATCATGGCGCCGCGTTTAGACCGGGTTCAAAACGCAATGCCCGGTTCTGTTATCGTTTTGGTTTCTGCCACCTACAAAATGGTTTTTGAGACTATTTTACCAAGCCTTATGGAATACTTCCATGAACACTACGAACAGGGCGTGTATTATGAAATCGGAAAAAAACCTCCGGGACATTTCAAAGCATGCAGAACAAAAATCACTGAATGGAAAAACACAATTTCTTTTGTCAACGGAAGCGTAGTTCAATTCGTATCCTGCGACCGTCCGGAATCGATGATTGGGAAAAACACGGTTCATATTTTTGTCGATGAAATGCTGCGGATCCCGCGTGAGAAATTCATGGAGCGCATCCTTCCTGCTTTACGTTCTGACAGGTCAAAATTTGGACACTCCGAATATTTCATGGGAATTTCCGGTTTTTCATCGACCCCAAATTTTGAAACTGATTACGACTGGTTTTTAAGTTATGAAAAAAACATGAATAAAAACCTTATACCCGAAATTCAGGAAATAGCCTATCATGTTGATTTACGCTTGCACGAATTGGAGATTGCTAGGCAAACGTTTAATACCGATGAAATCAGAAAATTGGAGCGTTTCATCGATCGCTGGACGAAACGACTTACTATGCTCCGGCGCGGGCAAACTTTTTACCTGCGGGCGTCGTCGTTCTCAAATATCAAAAACCTTGGATTGGAATATATTCAAACTCAAATGAATTCAAGTTCCAATAAGGATGATTTCTACACAAACATACTTTCTGTACGTAAATTGAAAGTAAAAGACATGTTCTTCGGCAAATTCTCAAAGCATCATCTGTTCGACGATGGCTATGATTACCGGTATATCGACATGCTCAATGCAGGAGAAAAAATCGACGAAAGTTGTCGGCATCTCCGCTACTATGAAAAAAAACAGCCACTTTATGCCGGCTACGATCCTGGTCCGTTTTCGTCAATCGTGTTTGCCCAGAGAAACAGGAAAGCTAAAGAATTTCGAGTACTGAAAAATATGTGGGCGATTCATCCCGACCAGCAGGACGTTTTAGCAAAGAAAATCGACGACTATTTCTCCGGAGGACGAAAAGAAATCATACTTCATTACGACCGCGCCGCTAACCAGAAAGATCCGGAGTGGAAAAGATTTTATCCAAATTACCGCGAAATGGGAGTAAACGACACCGATGCAATTTTACTAAAAAATGAGTTGACCGCGCTCGGATGGAACGTCATCCTCATGTCTAAAGACCAAAAAAACATCACTTATCAGCAGCATTATCGGTTGCTTAATCTTTTGTTCGGGAAATACGACGGCAAACGTGACCAGATACTTATTGACCGAAACGAATGTGAAGCCCTTGTATCTTCCATAAACCATAGCCCATTGAAACGTCACGAAGGTAGAATCATGTTGGATAAATCGTCCGAAAGCCTGCCGTTTGAGGAACAGGCATATAATTCTACGCAATTATCTTCGGCATTTATGTATCTGCTTTGGGGTGAATATAATCGGTTGCTGCCGGAATCTGATTTGAATCAGGAAATGCCGAAGGGGGCAGGGACGTATATTTCCTAAGCGTGCGTAGGAACTAATTCTATTGAGTGTCCTAAAGCATTAACAATACGATAAAATGTACCGATCCCCGGTTCAATAACTCCTTTTTCAATTTTTGAAATATAAGATTTTTCGGCGCCTATACGGCTTGCCAATTCTTTTTGGGTTATTTTTTCGCTCTTGCGTACATCGTGTATTGTTTGTGCCATGCAATAAGCGTATGCTTCACGACGAAATTGTTCACGTTCGGGAGTACCGACTTTGCCGTACAATTTATCCATTTCGTCACTGATACTTCTGATTTTGCTTGTATTCATAATATTCCTTTTTTATTCTTATTGCTTTTTGTATTTCACTTTCAGGAGTTTCCTGTGTTTTTTTCTTAAATCCATTGAACAAAACCACAAGTTTACCTTCGTCGAAAATAAAGAATATACGGTATATATTCCCGTCATACATTATTCTAATCTCGTATATTCCTTCCCGGATGTATTTAACAAACTTTTTGCTTACTCTTTCTTGTGTAGCTAACATATCAAAAACATAGTGAATCTTCTTTACTACCTCAGATGACAGAGTTGCAATAAAGTCATCATAATAATTATCGTATGATATAATTTCTCTAATCATGCTACAAAGGTAAGAAAAAAGCAATATATTACAACTTTTTTTAGTTTTTTTATTAAAAAATTGTATTATTCTAAAAATAACAAATGATTTTAGGATAAATATTTTTGTCCTTTCAAAGCCGGAAAATTCCGGCTTTTTTTGTACATGGAAAATCAATCGACAATATCCGGTAATGAAGCGCTTCGCCGTGCCCGTAACTTAAAATACGTACCCGGCGCATCTTTCACTCTAATCCATTTAACTTGCAACTTAAAGACGAAAAAATGCGGCGATGTGTCGAAAACAGAACGTTGCAGAGTTCGTCCGGCGCTCAAGGAAGATACTTTTCAATTGGATGGCGATTTGTATTTTACTTATGAAGATATGGATACAGGCGAACCGAAAATGTGCTTCCGGAAATTGATGCGTTACATTGGATTTCCACCTGATTATGAATTACAAAAAATAGATTGGTTCAATGACTGAATTTGAAATAATTGACGGACATGGTTTTGCCAATATACCCACAGGCGGCGTATTGACATTTGAAATACAGGGAATTTCAGAACGTGAAGAATTACGGGAAAAAGAATTTCAAAGCCTGTATGCAAAATACATCACAGAACAGATGACGATGCGTCTCGATGACTTTGTTGTCCCACTATGGGGAGAAGGTCACAATCTTTATCCACAGCAGATTTTTTCAACTACTTCGGAAAACAAACTACTTCCAGAAGTTATCAATAAACAGGTTAATTTTATTTTTGGAAAAGGGCCACGCCTTTTTCAGGAAGTTCAATCCGGAGAGGGCGAAAAACGCAGAGCTATACGCATCCCTGTCGAAGTGCCTGTTATTACAGAATGGCTCGAAAGTTGGGAAGAAAAAGGATATAATCATTACTGGGATTACCTGAAAAACTTGATAACAGACTATTATTACGTAAATACCTGTATTTCACAATATGAGTTTTCCAGAAGCCGCCGGTTAGCTGGGCGATCTACCAACATGATTCCAATCATGGCGCTCAGCTACATCGGCAGTGACCAGGCGCGATTAGCAACCAAGAAAGATCCGATAACAAACCTGATTACAAACAAAGATTGCAATTACGTTATTGTCGGCGACTGGATGAACCCAAATCGCTTCGGATATGAAGTTTTCAATCGATTCAATCCGGCGGAACCTTTACGATATCCGGCAGCCATCGCATTCACTTTTGAAAAAACATTCACAAAAAACATTTATCCGCAAAACAACTGGTTCAAAGGGCTATTTGAGTGGATAAAAGCATCGAATTTATCGCCGAAATACCTGAACAGTTACCTGAAAAATGCCCTGAACGCTCACATCCACGTCGTAATACCCGGCAGTTGGTATAACAAACAAAGAGATATATTGCAAGCGATTTGCTTAGAAAATCAAACAGGCGACCTGCCGGTCCAAAACGAATACAGGGGAGTGAAACTAATCGATGAAAACGGTACAAAAATTCAGTTCTACGAAACTATGGTTGACCAGGTAATTGCAAACGAGTTGAAATCAATCACAAAGTTTTTAACCGGCGAAGGGAAAAATCAGGGTAAACTCTGGGCTTCGACGCGATGGGCGCAGGACGATGGATGGGAGTTTAAAGAGTTTCCCGGAAAGTTTAAAGAGTATTTCGAATCGGTGCTCAGTCTCGATCGGCGCGCCGATGAAGTGATACTTGCCGGAAAAGGTATTTCTCCGTCGATTACGAATGTTGAAAAAGACGGAACTTTGAGTAAATCCGGAAGCGATGTTTATTACAATTATCTGATTTACGTAAATCAGTTACACAATCCGCAGGAATTTATTCTTCGGGAAATCAACCGCGCAATTCATCTCAATTTCCCGGAAGCGAAAAAACTTGGCATAAAACTTGGATTTTGGATCGATATTCCGGCAAAACTTCAGGATACGACACCGGCGGATCGGCCGGCGGCGACGGCTACTGCGGATACTAAGTCTAATCTTCAAAAAACACAGGAACAATGATACGAATCCCCTTCAAACGCGACGGTTTCTCCACCGAAATGAAACCCAAAATTTCGGGCGCAAACCTTTCTCTCGAATACGACAATATCGAATCGAGCCTGATGAAAGTCGGCGCCGATATCTTGCAAATTCTTCCCGTGAAACTTATCGATCGTTTAGTTGACAGATACATAAACAAAGATGCAAACAATCTCGAAGAAATCGCAATCGATTACTTACAACGGGCAATCCTTCATTTTGCAGTATTCGAACATCTGATCTTCATTATTACCCGAATCAGCAACGACGGCGTTACTGTTAAGAAAAACGACGATGAAACAACAGCCTATAAGTATCAAACCGATCAACTAAATAATAAACTGATCACTACAGCCTGGTTCTGGATGAACATGCTCATCCGGTTTCTTGATAGAAATTTGGATGAATTTCCTGAATGGGCTGAAAGCGAAGAAAAGAAAAATTTCGATGAGTTACCCGTGGATTTGTCAGACTTTAACCGGTGGGTAGGGGTAGCGCTTGCCGGTGGCGAATATTTTATGATGTGTGCAGGTTGGATCATCCGGGAGGTGTGGATAGATTGTGTTCGGTCCCGTCTCCCGGATCCGACTAAGACCGCCGCCATCGCCCGCGCTGTTTGTTACGAAGTGATGGGACGGGCTATCCAGCGGCTTGCATACTCTGCGCTTCCGGAACCAATTCGTATCGATATCGACAACGAAATGGGAAAAAATCATCGTGCTGCAGCTGATAAATTTATCAAAGAATATGTCGCCGGGCAATTCGTTCAAAAAGCGGCAACATACTGGGATGCTGTTGACTTGGAAATTAAGAAAAAAAAGATTTCAGAAAATCAAAAAACCGCCGGCAGCTCTCCAATCGTTGGCGAACGAAATTTCACGGAACGGGATAAGTTTTTTTATACATGAAAACATTCCAACTCCATAACACCTCTATCGAACTCCCCGACAGCTGGGAAGATTTATCCTACAAAGAAAAAATCTTCACTTTTGGCATAATTGCCGAACTGTTTGCAGGAACAATTACTCCGGAGATTGCCCGTCTGAAAATGCTGATTCAGTATACAGGATATAAACCATCCTGGATACAACTTATAAAAGAAGCATTCAAGAAAAACAGCGAACAGCGTGAAAGAATAAATATCAATCTCCTGAATCTGTCTGAAGAATTGAATTTCGCCTTCACAGTTGAAGAAAACCGCATTACCCCAAATTATGTATTCAAAAAGAATCCGATAAACTTTATCAGAATTGGACGAAAGAGATTCATGGGACGTAGGTTTGAGTTAGATGCCATCTGCCGGACCAACATCACGGCTCGTGAGTTCTCCGACTGCTTCGATATATTTTCGGCGATGCAAGGCGATATCTCAGAAGGCGACCGTTACGATTGCATCCACCAGATTTGCGCAATTCTTTTTCCTTCCAACGACGACTACAATGCAAATTTAGTATCAGGACATCATTTCAAAATGCGATATATTCATCCTGAAGTGAAATTCGGAATCGTTTTTTGGTTTACAGGTATCGTAAAGTATTATTCAGAGCATCCTGTTTATTCATTGCTTTTCAAAAACGAAAAACAGGAAGATTATTCCGGGAACAAAATCAGTCTTGGAATGAACGAAATCACACTCACTCTGAAAAAAGAAGGCTACGGTTCTCCGGAAACAATGAATCTTAACGAGTATTTCGACGCCCAAATCAAGTTTCTTAAAGATTTAATTTCGCGGGCGCTTGGAGAAAGCGTGAAGCCGGAAACGATTTCGCAAAAAACAGGGATTCCAATATCGACTATTCAAAAACTTTCATAGGTTAGAAATTATTTCTATCTTTGATTGCCCAAACAAACATATTATAAACCCTCACACAAGTGTAACCGGTATTAAATCCGGTTCCGGCTATGTTTCCGGTGGGCGCACTTGTGTGAGGGTTGTTAATTTTCAAATGAAAGATATTGAACTTATAGACAAATTTTTTCGTTATCTATACGATAACGGTAGTATAAAGTATTATGAAAAAGTAATGCGTGAATGTGGATTTAATGAAAATCTAATTAATGAGAGGGAAATATTAAAATTTCAAAGATTGTTAGTTTCAAGCGGATTTGTAAATGAAACAAATATAAGAGTTGGTGATGGACCTTTTGCTGTGAAAATTAACGATGCCGGTTCAAAAATGATAATTGAATATGGGAGCTATGAAAAGTATTTAGATTCAATAAAAAGGGAAAAAATATTGGAACGAAAACTAAAAGAAGCAAAATTAAAAGAAATTAAAGTTGCGATTTTTACTGCTGTATTAGCAATAATCGCAACCCTATTCCTATCAGAGCCAATAAAAATAGTATGGAAAATATTTTTACAGTGGATTCAAGGAAATTGATTCGAATATTAAAATCTATTTTCATTAATTCAAATTGTTTTTTTATTTCGTTTATTTCGTATTCTTTTGCATCCATATCACTATTTTTCCCACAAAATTACAACTTTCCCCCGAATTATTTTGCATTACAAAAATAATTACTAATTTTGTAATGCCCAAAGATTAAGTATAAACCCTCCCACAAGTGTAATCCTATAACAAGGATTCCGGAAACTTAATCCGGTGGGCGCACTTGTGGGAGGGTTGTTGGTTTTTTATAGTATGAAAGATATTGAATTAGTTGACGTTTTATTTCGTTATATGTACGATAATGGCGAATTATTGCATTATAAAATTCCATTGCTGGAAGCAGGAGTCGATGAAGATGAGATAAATATTCAATTATTGCAAAAATTGAATAGTCTATTAAAAGCAAGCGGATTTGCTGAAGTAACTAATAAAAAGATTGAAAATCACCCATCTGGTTTTAAACTGAATAATGAAGGTGTCAATATGATGCTTTTATTTGGCAGTTATGAAAACTTTTTAAAAGAAAAACAGAAAGAAAAAACAGAAATTACTGATGAAAAAGAAATGGAAAGAAAAAATCTTGATTTAGATATAAAAAGTAAAGAATGGAATCTTAAAACAAAATGGATTTTTTTTGTTTTTGCAATATCAGGGTGGATAGTTTCTTTACTTCAATTTATTTTATCCAAATTAAAATGAGCGCTACAAGAATTAATAATGCTTGACTTATAACTGCATACGTTAAAAATTTTACCTGCTTTTCTAATTCTTTTGCATCCATATATTAAATTTTTCCCGCAAAATTACAACTTTCCCCCGAATTATTTTGCATTACAAAAATAATTCATACCTTTGCATCGTCAATGAATTTTTTATGTTAAACATTTTTCAAACAACAAATTTATTAATAGCGAGGCAGGCACACGGGTGCAAGTCCCGAGACTTTTCTTATCATAAAGAATTCGTTGACGGTGACCTGCCTTTTTTAAAAATTTACAATTATGTCAACGAATGTAAGTCAGAACGCTCCGTGCGTTCAAGCGCACGCAATGTGCGAACAATTAATCACGTTTATTCGTGAAAAGTATCCCCAACTCAATTCTCTGAAGTATAAACTCAGTTGTAACGGAAAACATTTAGCTCTCCGTGCAAGCTATCATCAAAGGAGAATCCATGCCGGCGGATTCGATTTTGAGAAAACAGTCAATACATTCATGTTCTACATGATTTTGAAAATGTCAATCGACAAGTACTATCCAACAATTTCAGAAATGCGCGAAAAACGTCCATTTGAAACTTCTTTTGTGAAATTCAATTGCGAGGTTTTTCGGAGTTTTGCAAGTTGATTCTGTCCTTTCAAAGCCGGAGAAATCCGACTTTTTTTGTATAAAAATAATTCTATTATGAACGAAGATTTTATCATTAAACTGTACCGCTATTTCTCGCGGTTCGTGCCGGTACCGGTATTAAAGGAAACAATGGTCCAGCCTGATCGCTCCCGTCTTCCCGGATATTCCGAAATTCAGTCCGAAGTATTGTTAGAACCTGCCGACCCGACGTTATACGTTCGCATTCCGTTTATTGAAAAATTTGTTTTATCGATAAACGAGAAATTTGTCTCGGAACGTATTAAAAATTCAAAAGGATTTATCCTGTTTGTCGAATACGGAAATTTCTCTGCCGATTTCCTTCAGGTAAACGGTGTACAAGAAAATATCGCTGTTACTGTCGCTCACAATTTCAGCGATGCAAACAACGACAATCTGAATGAAGTACTGTTGATGAATCGCTGTCTCGATATTTTATTACTAATAATCCGGCAAATGCTCCTCGATCAGGGACAAATAGACTTTTGCTCTACGATTGATTTAATTACTATGCCGGTCGACATTCAGGTTGTCGATCCGGCTACTTTCTACGGCTGTGGCGGTTGGTGTGCGATGTTTAAAAATTCAACAACAGTATTAGTATGACATTCCGTGAACGACAAGATCTATTTTTAGAAAATTTATCGTTTTTCGATAATTGGACAGACCGGTTTAATTATCTGATTAATCTTTCGGATGAATTTCCTCCGGAATGCCCTGAATATTTATTACCATACAGGATATTGTTTTGCAAAAGCAGAACATATTTTTACCCGTTTATTCAAGATAATCAGCTCTACGTTTTGGGTTGGAGTAATAGCGCTGTTATGGCGGGACTGATTGTTGCAATGAGAACAATATTCAACAATACAAGCCGGGAAGAATTTCAAGATACTTTGATTGATTTTCATACTAAATCCGAATTAATATTTAATCTTACGCCTTTGCGCTTGGATGGGTTGAATGAAATGATCCGACGAATAACTGTCCTTTTCAATACGTGATAAAAATCGGAATTTTGAAGAAAAAAAATACAATTATGATTACTTTATTCATTATTTCTTTATTAATTTTTTGCGCTTATGTAACGGTTTTGGTATATAAGTTTGGGGTACCGGCATCGATTAGCGAAAGTTCGTACCTGTATGGTAAAAATGGAAATCTCATTTTTTGGTGTTGTATGACGGCATTTATTTTTCCAATGCTTATGTTTTGGCTCGAAATCACTAAAAATGAATCAATTCAATTTTTAGTGTTTTTATCGTGTGCCGCGTTGTGTTTTACTGCGATTACGGGACGATATCGAGGCGATAACGGTAAGACCGAATCAAATATTCACACGTATGGAACAATCGTCTGCGCGATTTGCTCTCAACTATGGACGTGGTTTACTTTCTCCTATAGTTGGATTTTGAGTTGCATAATATTAATCCTTGCTCTCTTTATCGGAGTTGCTGTAAAAGGAGCAAAGCGTGAGATATGGAAAGATGCTACTGGAAAAACAGTATTTGGAACTGTTAGAAAGCATTATAATTCGGTAGTGTTTTTTGTAGAAATGGCTCTTTTCATAATGGCTTATTTTTCAATTTTATACAAATACATAAAACTGTAAATTCTATGAATACGAAGGGATTGGAAGTTCAAATTACTAAAAAAGACCTGATAACATGGGCGATAGCGATATTAGTGCCTTCTTTCGGCCTCGCTATTACTGGTTATTCAAATATTTCTTCCCGTGTAAAGCTTCTTGAAATAACAGTACACACATTGGACATAAAGTATAGCCAGCACGACAAATTAGTTACCGAAACCCGTAACGATTTGAAGGATATAAAAAATATTCTTTATGAACTCAATACAAAAGTAGAAGTTAGTAAATCATTGATAGGAAAATGAAAAAGTTTATTAAGCAATATCCGGAGGTTATTATAATCCCTTTAATGATATTATTATGGATTGGAAGTGTTTTTTTATTGAGGTTTTTTGACAAAACATCAGGAGTGTTTGATTCCGGAATATTTCAAATTCCACTCTTTGCAATTTTTCAGTTCTTTCTGTATCTATCTGTGTCATGGCTTGCAGTATTGATTATTTACGGTACCGTAAGAAACTACATTCAATTCGATTTTAAACACGACTTTAAAAACTTAACATCATGGCAAAAAATAAAATTTTCGTTCTTTGTTTTCTTTTCCTTATTTGCTGCACTCGCAATGTTGTCGAAGACGTTAAGCCCGTAGGGGAAAAAGGGGAAATCAAGGAAGCAGGGGAAATGGGGGAAACCGGGGAAGCGGAGGTAGTTGTTAAGGTTGAAATTCCCATTGTTGACCGTATTGCTGAAATTTACTGGGCTGAAGTCGGTGTTCGTGAATTGACGGGGCGAAACGACGGTCAAAGAGTTGAAGAATATTTATCAGCTGCCGGCAGGAAAAAAGGTGATGCATGGTGTGCAGCATTCATAACATGGGTATTCAAGCAAGCAGGAGTAAAAGCAGTGGTTTCGGGCTGGTCGCCGGATTGGTTCCCAGCCCGGAACACGATCTACACAAGAGGAGCGAAAACAAACCGCATACCCGGAAAAGCTGATGTATTGGGAATCTACTTTCCTGAAAAGAAACGAATAGCGCATGTCGGAATAATCGATGAATGGGGTGCCGGAAATTTCAGCATTTCGGTAGAAGGAAACACGAATGATACAGGATCCCGCGAGGGCGACGGAGTTTATGTTAAAAGAAGGTTAAAAAGTCAGATTTACAAGGTTTCTCGATGGGTGTAAAAGACTTAATATATTTGGGAATTATTATTGCGGCTACTTTCATCGGAGGTTTTTTCGTCGGCAGGAAAACAGTCGATACGAAAACTAAGATTGAATACATAAAAATGGAACCTATCGAAGGAAGCATAAGCAACGAAAAATTAGTCCCATATAAAGAAGAAATACCTGTAAATCCTGTTTTGCCAATGAGAATAGATACCGTTTATCAAATTATGATGGTTGATACAGCTGCGATCATTGAAGATTACATCGCTAAAAGGTATTATAATATCACTGCATTTGATAACCAGTTCGGAAAACTAAGTTTATTGCCAACATTACAATATAACAAATTAGCCGATATCAACTGGGAATTTACGCCGATTCAATTACGGACAACTGTTTATAAACAGCCGGTTTGGACTCCTTTTGTGTCTACATCTTACTCTACTTTTGGATATTTAGGAATAGGAGCAGGAGTTTTTTATCGTAATTTTGGTTTGGAGTATCAGTATCAAAAACAATTTAATAATAATTTATTAAATAATCCTTCAGGTAATCTTTTCAGCGTAAAATATAAGTTTTGATTTTTTTCACTACCTTTGTTCCGCCCAAAGATTAAGTAAAAACCCTCCCACAAGTGTAACCGGCGAAAAACCGGTTCCGGAAACTTAATCCGGTGGGCGCACTTGTGGGAGGGTTGTTGGTTTATACAAACGTTAAATATTTAAATATTTATTAAATTATTTTGCTTACGAAATATTAATTATTATCTTTGCATACATTTCTCATTATTAAAAAATATTTACTCTTTATGTTGAAAGATTTTTTTATTTGGTATATTGAAAATCAGGATGAACTTGTAAAAAAATACAACGGTAAATTTATTGTAATTAAAGATAATGCTGTCATTAAAGCGTTCAAAACCGAAGATGAAGCATATTTTGATTCAATTGGAAAATATGAAGCCGGAACTTTTATGATTCAAAAATGTTCGCCTGGCGATAAAGATTACACTCAAATGTTTCATTCAAGAGTAATATTTGCATAAATGTCATTAGATAGAAAAGGGACGCCGGTTTATGCCTTAACAAATAACAATACCGGCATCAATAATTGTATTGTAACTCCTGCGGAAATAACTAATCTTATTAACGGGGCTATGATAAACACCAATGGAATTTGGGATACAGGAGCAACAAATTCAGTAATTACAAAGTCGACCGCTGCTGCTTTGGGTTTGCTTCCTATACGTATTGAAAATGTAAGAGGAATTCATGGAGTAAAACCCACAAATGTCTATTATGTTAAAATAACTCTTAATAATAAAAATATAACATTAAATGCCGCTGTTACTGAATGTGATGAATTATCGGCAGACAATAGCATAGGGTTGCTAATTGGAATGAATATTATTAATTTGGGAGACTTTGCGATTACCAATTATCAAGGAAATACCACGATGTCGTTTCGTGTTCCATCTTTGCAGAAGATTGATTTTGTTTCAGGAATAAAGACCGGACAACAAATAGTTAAAGATAAAATTCCTGGAAGAAACGATACTTGTTATTGCGGTAGCGGTAAAAAATATAAAAAATGCCACGGCAAATAATTTTTTCCCACAAAATTACAACTTTCCCCCGAATTATTTTGCATTACAAAAATAATTACTAATTTTGTAATGCCCAAAGATTAAGTATAAACCCTCCCACAAGTGTAATCCTATAACAGGGATTCCGGAAACTTAATCCGGTGGGCGCACTTGTGGGAGGGTTGTTTGATTTTTTATGACACAAAAACAATATGAGCTGCTTCGAATGATAAATGATGCAGAAGAACGTTTTGAAAGAATTATTTTTTATGACAACAAAGAAGAAGTAGAAAAATTTAATAAAGAGTACGGAAAAGAGTACGAATATCTTTGTAACAAACAGTATGTTTTCGGGGGAATTAGTACAAATTCGGAACTTTGTATGACTGAGAAAGGGAAAAAGGCTTTAGAGTGTTATGAAGAAAAACAGGAAAAATTAGAGTTGGAAAGAAAAAAAATAGAAATTTATGAAAAATCTGAATTGAAAAAGAAAAAAAATAGAATAATAAATATAGTATTATGGATTATCAGTTTTATTATTGGTTTGTTAGGAATTTATTTTACAATCCTTTCCAGGTAACGTAAGCTAATACTATAGATAATAGCGCATTTAGTACAAATAGCACTGTAACAGCAAAATGTAATATATTTACTTGACGATTCAAATATTTTATGTCAGACTCTTTTTCCTCCATACCACTATTTTTTTTACAAAATTACAACTTTTTCCCAATTTATTTTGCCATTACAAAAAAATGTATTACTTTTGTAATGCAAAATAGAATATATGAGCGACTCAAATGTCGCCCGAATCAAGGGCTTTTTTTATGCCTGGTAACATTACGGCTGTATTATTTCCGTTTTTTTGAGTTCGCTCATGAAAATTCTGTTTTGCGACGGGAAATGTACAGCCGTTTTTCTGTACAAAAAAAGCAAAACAGAATACAAAATGAAAAAGAAAACTCAAGCAGTCCAAGCGACTGCCACCGCGGTCATCGCCCGCGATCCTGTACGGGAATTTTTGGACCTTCTCCCGAAGAACGTCCCCGTTCTGGGAATGAAAGGTCATCGCACTGCCGAGAAATCGGAAATCTATGTTTGTTATCACTACGATGGTAATGATATTTGCGCGTCGCTTAGTTGGGAAGGAGGTGTGTTATGAAAAGCAAAGAATTGTTTCAACACGTAACAATAGTCGAGCATATATTTAATACCACGCGTGAAGATTATTTACCTAAAACGTATGATATTGAGGTAAACGATGAAAGCATTACCGATATACACTACGATACGATGTTGCATATTTATAAGAAATTAGGAGAATTGTTAAATAAAGAGAAAGGAGGTAAAAATGAAAAAGGGGTTTAAATTTCAAATAAATCGAGAACCTGAAACAAGTCAGCCTTTAGAAAATCCGGTATATGAATTATTTCGGGTTCACGAATGTGAATGTGGTGAAACAATCCCGGTAAAGGAAGAAATGACTTTCACTGAGGATGAATTAATCAAACTGCGTGATTTATTCGATAAAGTTGTTTCGGATGTGGTAAAATAACTATCTTTGCGGTATGATTTGGATAATAATTTTAATATTGATTTATTTTCTTTCGCTTGCAACCGTAATTAAAGCAGCGCGAACGGGCAGAGGAATATTCTTTCCAAACTTCAGAAGAATAGATGAAGCGTATTTTTATGGAACAAAAAAAGTGTGGAATACCTGGTGGGGAAGATTGGGCTACTACTTGCAATTAATCTTCCACTTAGTAACAATTTCCATTTTTGTAATGATTATCGTCTACGGAATTTATTCACATTTAAGCCTCGCTAAATAGCGGGGCTTTTTTTTGTCCTTTCACCTTCCTTTTTATCGGTTTATTTTCGCTGAATAAATACATTGCGATGATTAGCGAAAATATAACAAAACAGCAATTTATTATTCAGGTTCTCGAACGGGATGTCCGGAATATCTACAAAGCTCAGTTAGCAATTGCTCAACAAAACGTTTATATCAAAGGAAAACAATTAAAACGAGTAAAAGCTCGCGGTCCAAAAATCGGCGTCTATTCCGGTTCTCTTTTAGAATCTTTGCAAAATCCGGATTATTTAATACAGGCGAAAGGAGAGAGTTTTATTGTGAGCGCCGGCATTGTTAAGCACATGCGATTCCTCGATATGAAAAAGTTCGGTAATCGAAAAATCTATAATCGTCAGGTTTGGGGAATACTTTATAACAACGCTCTGAGAGACATAAGAAACAATTATGGAAAAGCAATATACGATTATTTGGGAGAAACGCTAAAAGAAGCATTTAATCAAAAAGTATAACACTATGGCAGGAAAATTGAAAGATGATCAAATCCGTTGGATTTTAAGTGTAGAATCAAAAGGGATAGTTGGCGAATTGGTTGAGATTGCATCTGCAACAAGCAACCTTAAAGAAGAAAACGCTAATCTTGAAATACAAATTAAAAAATTAGAAGGAGAATTCGATTCTGTTGGAAAACAAATGCAAGCCTACACCGATAGTGGACTTGAAGCCAGCGAAGCCTATAAGAAATTATCAGAACGACAAAAAGAAATATCAGAAACACTCGAACAGTTCAACAGTAAACTAAACGAAAATAATCAGGCAATTGCTACGCATGAAACCAAATATAACGATTTAGCCAAAACACTAAAACTTAGCGATTTGACAATGAATCAACTTCGCATACGCGCACAGGAACTACAAAACCAGTTAGATAACACATCTGCATCAGCCGAACCAAAAGTATATAAACAGCTTCAAAAAGAATTAGCGGAGACAAACGACAGAATGTTTTCAGTCCAAAATACCGGGAAAAGCATGCTTTCTACTTTCGCATCAATGCACAATCCGGTTGGAAGCGCCGCACGGGCAGTTCAAGGTTTTATACAGGTATTGAATTATCTTGTTACACATCCCATTATTGCAATAATTGCATTAATTGTAACCATATTCATGAAATTAAAAGATGCAATTACACAAAATGAAACCGCAATGAACTCAATTAATCGAATATTGGCGCCTCTGAAGGCGGCATTCGATGCTATTATTAGTGTTCTAATGGAAGCCGTGAATTGGATACTCAAAATGGTAGAAGCCTTTCTCTCCGGATTATCAAAAATAATAGATGCCGTACCCTTTTTAAAAAAGTGGCTCGGCGATTTGAATGAATTTGCGAAAGAAGCAGTACGATTGGAACAGGAAAAACAAAATCTTCAAAAGCAACAACGCGAAAACTTGACAAATATAGCCGAAAAAGAAAAACAAATAGCCATCCTCCGTGCCGATGCCGCCCAAAAAGATATCTACAACGCAAAACAGCGTATCGAAAAGTTAGAAGTTGCAAAAGATTTAGAATTAGAAATTACTAAAATCAAAATCGATGAAGCGAAAGCGGAACTGAAAATTTTAGAATTGGAAAAAAAGCGAAAAGGCGAACAAACCGAAATCCTTGACAAAATCGCTCAACAAGCAGCTTTATTAATAAAGTTAGAAACTGAATATTTCACAAAGGAACGTTCATTAAACAGCAGTATCGCTGCCGCAAAAAAAGAAGATTTACGCGACGCAGCCGACGCCGCCAAAAAAGCCTTGGATAAACGCCTCAAAGACGAAGAAAACGCCCTGAATCAACAAGTAAATCAGCTAAAACAATCCCGGCTTCAGGGATTAATCACCGAAAAGGAATACAACAAAGAAGTTGAAAGACTAACCATCGAGAGCCTTCACAGGAAAATAAACATAAAAGGGCAGGAGAAAGACAAAATCCTTCAATTGGAAGCCCAGATTTTAGATGCACAAATCAAACAGCAAAACCAGGCAGATAATGAATTGTTGGACGAACTGAACAAAGCAAAAGAAAACCAACTACTTCTTCTCGAATCAGCAAGAAACTCACAATTAGAAATACTACAAGAGCAGGAATCGGACCAGAAAATCTACGCGCTGCGAGCAGCCGAAATCGAAGCCGAAAGCGCAAAAGCACGTGAGGAAGTTATACGCGCATTTGGCGAAACCTTAGAAAACGCGGAATTTCAAAACAATCAAATCCGTTTGGATGCAATAGAAAAAAACGGAAAAGAAATAATCAGCGCTGAAGCGAAAACTTTGGAAGAACAGGGGAAACTCCGGAAACAGTTTGCCCGGTCAATCGCCGATTTCGAGCGATTATACAATATCAAAACATGGAAGCAACGCAAGGATGATGAACTACGCATTCTTCAAAAACAATTTGAAGCAGGATTGATAGCGGAGGAAACATACTGCGCTGCAAAACTTGCCATTGACAAAAAATTCGAAGAAGAGAAAAAGAAAATCAGAGAACAATACGAACTTGCTTCATTAAAGGAACTGTTTTACAACGAAGTTGAATTACTGAAAGAACATCATAAACTTGGACTTCTCGATGAAGAAGAATACCAAAAAGCGTTGTTAAATATTAAACTGAAATATGCTCAGGAATATTCAAACAAAGCCGGTGAATTCACAAGAATCACAGCTGACACTGTCAAAGCATTTGCCGAATCCGAAACGGCCACCTTAAACGCCGAATATACAAAACGCCACGCCGACCTGACAAAAATGCACAATCAAGGTCTTATTTCCAAAGAAGAATATAATTCTCAGAAGGAAAAACTTGATTATGAAGAAAAGAAAAAGACGCTCGATATTCAAAAGAAATATGCCGATGTAAACTTTGCAATGCAAGCTGCGGAGATAATTTCCTCCGGAGCAACGGCAGCCATAAACGCCTACAAAGCAATGGCAGGGATTCCTGTTGTTGGTCCTGCGCTTGGCGCTGCTGCTGCCGCCTTAGTTGCCATAACAGCAGCTTTGCGACTGAAACAAGCGAAAGCGGAGCGCGATCGCGTTAAAGCAATGACATTGGATGCTCCCGGCGGTGGCGGTTCATCCGGCTCCAGAACCGGACATATCCAGCTGCGCGAAGGCTTCGCTGAAGGTGGTTTCAATTTGAGTTCCGGAGGCTACACCGGACCTGGTGGAAAATACGAAGTTGCCGGGTACTTGCCCGTCCATCGCGGCGAGTATGTTATCGCCCAGGAAGAATTAAGAAATCCGATTGTAGCCTTGGCCGCTCGCAGTATCGAAAGTTTACGCAGGGAAAGAACAACAAAAAATGCTATCGACGGATTGGCTGAAGGAGGATATAACTACATAAGCGCCGGTACAATGAACTATAACGAAAGAGTTTTAGCAATTCTCCAACGACTTGAGTCAGGCGATATAATAGTTCAAACAAATTATGGAATCACTGAAATGGAAGCCGAACAGAAACGAAAAATGGAAGTTGAATCGATATTTACTAAAGAATGATAACAATCAGAAAAATAGACGGCGGAGAAGTATTCGACCTGCCGGCAGGTTATGTCGTCGAAGCGGAAAAAAATAATCCTTTATTTCAGAAAAAAGGAAGTCAAACCGTCCCTATCAACTTCCCGGCAACAATCAGAAACAACCGGATGTTAAAATTTCCACACCGTATCGACAACACAAACAAAAAAGAAGAAACAATTCCTGTAATTGTTGAAACCGGCTCAGTACAGCAAAAGGGACTGCTTTCTGTGAATTCCGCAAGCGAAAAAATCATTTCAGCAAACATCGGATACGATGAATCGGAAATGTATGCTACAATGAAAGATATGCAATTGTGCAATATGCCGGTACTCAAAAAACCGGATTACATTAAATCTTTCGGAGGTTCGAATATCGATCAGAAAATTGATTCGATGCTGGCGCATCTGACTGCGGTGATGAAGGAAAAAACCGAAGCCGACTATTATGTTTTTCCGGTAATTGTAAAAAAAGATGTAGTTGAATTAGACGATAATAATTCAAAAACATATCTTGAGATTATAAATGAGGTCGATCCTAATTTTTCAAGCGACGGAAAAATAGCAGAACTAAAAGCACGTCAAAACAGGACGATTATTCGCTACGAAGGTAATGAAGAAATTGAATTGACGGCGCCAAAAGGATATGGAGTATCCCCTTTTTTGCGCGTATTCAGACTGTTAGAAATTATCTTTGATAATTTTGATTTTAAATTATCTGAAAATCCCTTTAAAGAACACCGGCAACTTAAAAAGATGGTTGTATTAAATAATACAATCGATGCCATTTTGACAGGAATACTTTCCTATAAAGATTTGATGCCTGATTGCACAATACAGGAGTTTCTCGATTCTTTATTTGCAAAATTCGGAACGGTTTTTTTCGTCGATTCAAATTCAAAAACTGTGAGAATTAAATTCTTGAAAGATATTATCAATCCGGATGAAAACTCCAATATCAACAATTTAAACACTATAAAAACCAAGGAACCAGAAGTCTCATTTCAACCAGCAAAACAGCTACGGCTTAAAATGAACCGGGAATTAGAAGATTCTAAAACTTTAGTTGACACAATGGAGGAGTTCTTAGAAAAATTTGCTTATCAATTTAGCGAAACTCCAAGATCGGGAAATGTTTCACAAATTTTTAACAGGACCGAAAACACTTATATTATTATCAACGTTTTTATTACTCATAAGGAGAAAAATAGAGAGACTTCATCTGATTTTTTCGATTGGGATAAAAAGACTAAAAATATTGGTTATGAAGATATCGAAATGAGAGATTTATGTTTACCCCTGTATCATGTACCCGGAGCTTTATTCGCAACAAACATTGTGATGCTTCAATATTTAACAGGGTATAAACATAATTATTCAGATGTTTTTATTGGAGGAAATAAGGAAGAAGATCAGATGTCGTGCGCTAAGATAGCATTTGCTTTTGCATGGGGATTAACATCAAGCAATCCCAGTCATTATCGTCTTTTTTTTGCATCTCAATTCAATAGAGATGAAACTGGGAATTTTGTAAAAGACAACAACGGGATAAAATATGATATTTCACTCACGTGCAACCGTGAAGATGGATTATATAATCGCTTTTGGAAAGAATACGATGCCTTTCTGCGTCATTCAAATCAAATTATAAAATGTGATTTGCATTTATCGGATAAGGCATTTGTTGAATTCAAAATAGATGAAAAAGTATCAATCAATAATCAACCTTTAGTCACAGAACAAATAAAGTATAAGTTCAGCAATGTCAGCGATAAAATTTCAGAATCATTATTTCGTACATTGCGATTATATGAACCACATGATCTTGAAAATGAACAAAAAATTCCGAAGTATGGACCGCAAAAATATTATTGGAAGTTTACAACAGTTGTTGATGGATTTAGACCTGCCGGTATAACGCCCAGATTCGAATTTGATTCTTTTTTCACAATTAATGGCGTTCAAACACCTATAATTTACATGTCTTTTTTACCGCCAACAGAGGAACAATTCATCGCACAGGAAACAAGAATATTCAAGTATAGAGAAATATACGGGAAACAAGATATAATTGGTTACTATGGTGTCGTAAATATTACGGTAACATATAAGCCGGCATTAATTATTTAATTTTTGTCCTTTATTTCTTAAATAGCGTACCGTAATTTTGAATAAAATATGGCAATAACAATAATAAAAGAACCCGGCACTTACAGTTTTACCGGAAATCCGGTTATATTTGAAGCAACATCCGATTCTAACGAACCGGTAAGCGTGGAAATTACTTTTTGCGATAAAACATATCACACTACTTATTACCCCTTTAAGAATCCTGATAATTCATATAAAACAATTATGAATATATCTGATTTTCTGAAGTTTTACAATAAAATCGACATTCCGGAAAACGAAATAATTTCAGCTATTGCTGATTTTGCCATGCCATTCAAAGTTAAAATCGGAGCGTACACTTTCAATGGTTTAGCGCTTAAAGGTGGAATTAGTAATTATGCTATGTATAAACTTAGCGAAATGGGATACGATATTTTTTCTTACAGATTATCGAATTCATCCGAACAATTTCTTTTTACCACACGCTCAAACAATAAAGAAATTATATTAAAAGAAACGGAATTATTCCCATTTATTTTCATTCATCCCGGAATCGCAATTGTTTTCAAAACAGAGTCAGGAGAAGAAATATCCACTCCGGCTGAAACAGCAGGAACATTTTGCGCAATGGATATTAAATCTGTTTTAGAGCAATTTTCGCCTGATACTAAAAGAATAAACGTTTGCCCGGGCGGAGAATATGCTTTTCACTTTAAAATCCTTCCTGGTAAATTGTCGGAAGAAAAATTTTTGTTACGTTTCAGAAACTCGATGGGGGCTTTTGAAGTTTTGGAAGTAACCGGCAGAGCGATGCACAATCCTTCATTTTCAGATGAAAGTGTTTGGGAAGAAATGAACGAATTGAATTTTTACGAAGAGCGCCGTTCGAGAATTAAAAATCGTGGAATCATTGATGTAGAGACGGGTTATAAAGAACGGCACGAGTTCCCGTTTATCTTAGACTTAATACAGTCGGACGAAATATATTTTCAATATCCTGATGGAGAGACTTTTCGATGTCATATAAAAGCCGATGGCACTCAGTATAGAAATTTGATGACGGAACCGACTTCGGTGAAGTTTAAGGTCATGGAGGTTTTGAATGAGGAGTTTGTTATTCCAAGATTTGGGATTATAAGTCCTGCGCCTATTCCACCTTCTCCTTTTATATTGAAGGTTGACACATCAATATCTAAAAGTCTTATTATCAAAAATATGGATGGATATGAAATTGATTGGGGTGATGGAATAAGAGAAAAAATAAATAATAATAATATAACTCATTTATATTCTGAAGTAGGAGTATATAATGTTAGTCTATTTGGGGTAACAATAATCCCTAACTATTTTATACAAGATCAAAAAAATATTATTGAGGTTATATGTAAAAGTGATATATTTAATATAGGGCAGTTTGCATTTCAAAGGTGCTCTTCAATTAACGTTTTCAACGTTAATTTATCAAAGACTATAAGTGTTTCTTCTTATGCATTTTCCGGTGCATTTAAAAGCGGATCAAATATTGAACTTAATTTTTCAAACCAAAATTTCAATTTTGAAGGCATAAAGATATTTGAAAATTCAAAAGTATATAAAGTAACAATAAACTCACAATCTATCACTGATGTTCCTGAATACGCTTTTGAAAATTGTAAGGAGTTAGTTGAAGTTAATTTAGGTATGCCTGCCATAATTGGTTATCTTGCTTTCATTGGCTGTTCTTCTATTACGTCTTTTAACGCTGATTTGTCTCGTACTAATATTGTCTTTGCTGGAGCATTTTGTGGAGCCTTTAAAAGTGGATCAAATATTGAACTTAATTTTTCAAACCCAAGTATAATTTTAGAAGGCAGTCAAAATTTTTCAGACTCAAATGTATACAAAGTAACAATAAATCCGCAATCTACAACTGATATACCTGATTACGCTTTTTCAAATTGTAAGGAGTTAGTTGAAGTTAATTTAGGTAAGCCTGCCATAATTGGTTATCTTGCTTTCATTAGTTGTTTTTCAATTACGTCTTTTAATGTTGATTTATCTCAAACAAAAATGGTCGCTGGCGGAGCATTTGCTGGAGCATTTAAAAGCGGATCAAATATTGAACTTAATTTTTCAAACCCAAATATAATTATAGAAGGCAGAGTGGCATTTGAAAATTCAAAAGTGTATAAAGTAACAATAAATTCACAATCTACAACTGATATTCCTGAATCCGCTTTTTCAAATTGTATGGAGTTAGTTGAAGTTAATTTAGGTAAGCCCGCCATAATTGGTTATCTTGCATTTTCAGGATGTGTGGCCTTGCAAAAAATGCGTTTATATGCTATTATACCACCATCAATAAATTCGAGTATTTATGCAAATTTATTAAAAGAAATTTTTGTTCCAGCATCGAGTCTTTCCGCTTACCAAAATGCGACAGGTTGGTCTGATTTTGCGTCTTATATAAAAGGATTTTAATAGAATAATAGAAATTTTTAAAAAAGCAAACTAATAATAAAATAAAATGAGAACATTAGAAATTAACAGCATTAATGATTACAAAAAATCAATAGAAATAATAATTGACGGGAAATCTGCGTATCATCCGGCATCATTTTATGCGTATAAGCAACCAGGAAATGCTTTAGTTATAAAAGATTTACTAAACCTAAATGAATCATTATTTATTAATGATTTATCTGTATTGAAAGTAAATAATAAAATGTTTACTTCATCGAACGATGCCATAATTGATATCAATGAACTTGTAAATTTTTTTAAGGGTGGCTCGTCATCCGAAAACAACGGTGTAGGTATTATATTGAAACCCTCTGATAGACTTACAATTGAAGATATACTTATTACTATTAATCCTGAATTAATTACTAAAGATTTATCTTTATTTAATTTTCCTGAAACAGTTATTTTAAGATTAGTAATTAAATTAGTAAATGGAGATATAATTGACCGTATCAAAACTTGCACAGTTGTAGGAGGTGTTGCATATCAAAGTTTAACATTTATTGAATATTCTGAAAATTTCGGATTTTCCGCTGAAATTACTATTTCAGCAAGCCAAGATATAATTAGTTTTTATCATTTTCCTTTAGGGGCTAAAGTATCATTGTATGAATTAAAATATCTTTTTTAAGAAAAAATTTTTTTATTTTAAAAATTGCATTCAAACTTATCAATCAAAGGATTCGCCTTAGCAATATCATGCGGTGTATAAGTATC